CCGGTTCATTCACTCTCGAGCAGTAGCAAGCAACCCGACGGAGGGGAGATCGCGTTATGAAGAATTTCGTACAGCCCGGCGAGTCGATCGAGTTCACGGCGCCCGCCGGCGGCGTCGTGTCGGGCCGCGGAACCAAGATCGGCGATCTCGTCGTGATCGCCACCGTCACGGCCGCGGCCGGCGCGCGGTTCAACGGGCTCACGGAAGGCGTGATCTCGCACGCGAAAGTGGGATCGCAGGCGTGGAGCGAGGGCGATCGCCTCTATTGGGATGAGGCGAACAAGCGGTTCACCAAAACCGCCGCGGGAAACACGTTCGCCGGGTACGCCGTCGCCGACGTCGCGGGCGGCGCGAGCGATACGACGGGCGTCGTGCTCCTCTCGCACGGCGGCGATCTCCAGACCTAGGGCCGGCGGCCGCCGATGGATCTCTCGTCGCTCCGCGCGCTCGTTCGGAATCTGAATTTCGCCGCGCACGGGATCGACGTAGGGATCGAGGCGGATCCGCCGGGCATGTTCGACACGATCGCGACGCGCGGAATTTGGCTCACGCCGGAAACGGAAGATTATCCCGGCGGGCTCGAGATCCGGCGTCGCGAACGTTCGTACGTGCTCGCCGTTCCCGTGTTCGACATTCCGCACGGCTCGATCGTCCTGGCGCCGGCGTCGCCGGCCTGGGCCGATCTCGAGCTCGCGCCGCCGACACCTGGCGCGATCCTCCGCTGGCGCGTCGTCGGGTTCGCCGGCCTCGAGAACGATCACACGCGGCTCCGGCTCGAGCGCGCGCCAGGCGAGGACTCATGATCACGCGCCGCGTTCTCATCCTCGAGCGCCTGGCAACCCTGGCCGCCACGATCACGAGGGCGAACGGCTACGACTCCGACGCCGGCCTGAAAGTGTTCATCGGCGGCGCGCCGGAGCTCGGGCCCGCGGATCCCGACTACGCGATCGCGCTCGTGCCAGGCGACGAGCTCGCGGAGGAGCAAGGCCGGATCTCGAATACGTTCCCCGTCGCCGTGCAAGCGATCGGAAAATCCGACGCCGCCGACGCGTGGATCAATCTCGAGCTCCTCCTGGGCGATCTGAAAAAGGCGATCGAGCTCGAGGATCGGACGCTCGGATCAATTCTCAAGGGCGTTATGAAGCGAGGGCCGACGCGTTCGCTCGAGCGGCCGCCAGGCGCGACGACGATCGGCCTCGAGATCTTCTATTCATGTCCGTACGTCGACGAGTGGGGAAACCCGTCGTACGGCACGCCGGAGCAAACCTAATGGCCGATCTCACCGTCACGACGAACGCGCCGGAGATGATCCAGCGGCTCAAGTCGCGCGCGCCGCTCGCGCAAATGCGCGCGCTCAATCGGGCGATCGGCTCGGCGAACGTCGCCATGGTGCGAGTGATCGCGCCCGATATCGGCGTGAAGCAGGGCGTCGTGAAGGATCGGATCCGGACGGAGCTCGCGACGCCGGAGCGGCTCCGCGCGCGGCTCTATGCGAACGCGAAACGGATCCCGTTGATCGAGCTCGGCGCGAAGGGGCCCGAACCGTCGCGCGGCCGCGGCGCCGGCGTCACCGTGAAGTCGGCCGGCGCGCGGAAGTCGATCCCGGGCGCGTTTATCGCGACGATGCGGAGCGGGCACCGCGGCGTCTTTCAACGCGCCGGAGGCGGCGCCGGCGGCCGCCGCGGCCCGGCGCCGAACCGCTCGCAGCTACCGATCCGCGAATTGTTCGGCCCGTCGATCTGGCAGGTGTTCCGCAAATTCGAGTACGTCGGGATCGCTCGAGGCCGCGAGCAATTGATCAAAAACCTGCAATCTGAATTCAAGTTTGCCCTGGCCGACAACGCAAAGGCGGCCGCGGCGTAGATCGTTCGTTCGTTCGCCCTGGCCGCTCGTGACGCGGCCGCATTGGAGGAGTAGATCATGAGGAATGCCGTTCCGCTCGAGGTTATCGCCGCGCCGTTTACGATGTGGGTCGCGCCCGTCGGAACGGTTTTCCCGGCCGTCGACGAGGCGCCGGATTCTACCGACTGGACGCTGATCGGATCGGCGGGCCCGCTCAATTACGACGAGGCCGGCGTCAACGTCGAGCACGCGCAATCGATGGCGTTCTGGCGCTCCCTGGGCGACGCCGGATCGCGGAAGGTGTTCCGCTCGACGGAGGATCTCAAGATCGGCCTGATGCTCGTCGACGTGACGCTCGAGCAGTACGCGTTCGCGATCAACGGGAACACCGTCACGCCGACGGCCGCGGGCCCGGGCACGCCGGGCACGAAGAAGATCGGCCTGTCGCGCGGGTTCATCGTCGACACGCGCGCGGTTCTCCTCCGCGGCCCGTCGCCGGAAATGGAGGACGGCGCGATGCAGTACGAATGCCCTCGCGCCGCGCAGACGGGCGAACCGAAACCCGTTTACACGAAGGACAAGCCGGCGATGCTCGCGATCGAGTGGACCGCGCTCGTCGATCCTGGCGCGTCGGATCCGTCGGAGTACTTCGGGCGGATCGTCGTACAGACCGCCGAAGCGGAAAGCTAGAGCGGTTCCCCCCATGGCGGCGACGTCGACGCGATCGGTTCCGGAGCTCCTCACGGAGATCCGCGCCGCGCGCGCTCGCGTCGCCGCTCACAAGCTCACGATCAAAACAACCCGCCAGGAGCTCGCCGCGGCCGCCGCGGAGCTCCTCGAGCTCGAGGCCGAATGCAAACGCCGCGGGCTCGCCGTCGTCAATCAGCAACCCGCAGGCGTAGGTGCAAACCATGGCCGACAGAACGATCCTCGATCTCACAACTGAAACCGATCGGCCCGTCGTCAAGATCGACGGGATCGGATACCCGCTCCGCACGTCCAACGATCTCACCCTCGAGAATTTCCGATTTCTCGAGCGGGTTTCGTCGCGCGTCGGAACCCTCCTCACGCGCGCGGCGTCGCTCAAGGCGCCGGAGGAGCTCGAGCTCGAGAAGCGGCTGAAAGAGATCGCCGCCGTCGCGCTCGAGGCGCCGCCGGCCGTGCTCCGGAAGCTCACCGCGATCCAGCGGATCATGATCTTCAAGGTTTTCACGGAGCTCTTAACGCCGACGCTGATCCAGGCGGTAAGGGCGATGGGCGAGGGTCAGACGCCGGCGAGCCTCTCCCCTGGGACGAAGCTCTCCCCCGGCTCGTACGCTTCTACGGCGGGACTCCTGAAACCTGGGCGGCGAGGACGCCGACGGGGATAGTCCGCGCGTGTTTGCGGATGCTCCCGCGCCTCGAGGCGGAGGAGTCGATCCGCGCCGCGAACGTCGTCGCCGTCGGGACGGGCGCGCTCAAGAACCCGCGGCAGATCTCCGACGAGTGGGAACGCCGCGCCAGGGCCGGCCAGGAGTCGCCGGCGACGCCGCCGCGGCCGCCGGCCCTGTTCTCTCCGGAGGTGCTCGCGCGCCTCCCTGTTCGCCGCGTAGTGACGCGGAAGGGGTAACACGATGGCAGGCGAAGCGGCCCTCGGGCGAGCGGTTCTCGAGCTCTCCACCGACGATAAGAAATTCAACGCCGGCCTCGACGACGCGACGAAACGCGCGAAGGGGATCGGCGCCTCTCTCGTCGACGCCAAAAAGCAAACGAAGGATTTCGGCGAGCAACTCTCGCTCGTCGGGAAAACCGCGCAAACCGTGGGCGCCGGCCTCACCGCGGCGTTCACGCTCCCGATCGTCGGCGCCGGCGCCGTGATCGGGAAGCTCGGTATGGATGCCGTCGAGTCGAGAAACCTGATCGAGGTTTCGTTCGGATCGATGACGGCGGCCGCCGACGCGTGGGCCGCGAACCTCTCCGACACGCTCGGCCTCAATCGTTTTGAGACTGAGAAAACCGCCGGCGTCCTGTTCAACATGACAACGGGGATGGGGTTCGCGAAGGAGGCCGCGTTCGACATGTCGACGGGCGTCGTCAAGCTCGCCGCCGATATGAGCTCGTTCCGGAATATCCCGATGGAGGAGGCGCTCCTCAAAATTAAATCGGGCCTGACGGGCGAGGCGGAACCGCTCAAGGCGATCGGGATCCTCGTCGACGACAACACGATCAAAACCTACGCGTACACGAACGGGATCGCGAAGCAGGGCGCGGAGCTCACGCAGCAGCAGAAGGTGCTCGCCCGATGGGGCGCGATCCTACAGCAGACCAAAAACGATCAGGGCGATCTCGCGCGCACGATCGAGTCGCCGGCGAACCAACTCCGGATCATGAAGTCGCGGATCGAGGAGGCCGCGACGGCGCTCGGCGTATCGCTCGTGCCGATCATGACGTCGGCGATCGGCGTGATCTCGAAAGCGGTTCCCTACATCCAGGCGGCCGCGGAGTGGTTCGCGAAGCTCCCCGAACCCGTGAAGCTCGGCGCCGTCGGCCTCCTGGCGCTCGTCGCGGCCGCGGGCCCGGCGCTCCTGATCTTCGGCACGCTCGCCGGCGCGATCACGACGATCCTCCCGCTCCTGAAACTCATGGGGATCACGACGGCGGGCGTCGGCGGCGCGCTCTCGACGGCGGGGATCGCCGCCCTGGCGTTCGGCGCCGCGATCGCCGGCTGGCAGATCGGGAAGTGGATCGCCGATCTGCACTCGTTCGGCGACGCGCAAATGTCGATCGGCGAGTCGTTTGAATTCGGCGCGACGAAGATCTTCAATTGGGCCCGCGGGATCAAGGCGAGCGACTCCGACGTCGAAACGGCGATCCTCTCGAGGCGCAAGCTCGCGACGGAAACGAAGGCGACGGTCGCGCCGACAGAGGACGCGACGGCCGCGTTCGCGCGCATGGTGAAGGGACTCCAGGGAACGACGGGCCCGTCGAAAGACGTCGCCGACGCGCTCGCGAAGATCCGCGCCGCGGCGATCCCGCTCACGGAGGCGCAGCAACGCCAGGCGGTAGCAAACGAGCGGCTCGGCGTGTCGGCGGAGGTTACGGCGAAGGCCCTCGGGATCTCCGCGGATGCCGTCCAGAACTACCTCGACGGGATCAAAAACGCGAAAGAGATCGCCGACACCTGGGAGAAGGCGCACCGCGACATGGCGGAGGCGAGCTCGAAATTCATCCGGAAGGCGATCGACGACTGGCAGGAGGGCCAGCAGAAGATCGCCGACGCGTCGGGCAAGGCGATCGCCGATCAACTTCAACAGGCCGCGAAGTACCGATCGGAGCTCGAGGCCGCGACGCGCTCCGGAACGGCGTATCAGGTCGAGCAGATCGCCGCCAAACGCGACGCGGAGATCGCCGCGCTCAACGCCGCGAGCACCGTCCGCGGCGCAACCTACACGGCGGATCTCGCCGCGATCAAGGCGTTCTATCAAAACCAGATCGACGTCGCGAACGGAACCGCGTCGACGATCGAGCAGCGGATGCGGGCCGCCGGCGTCGCGACGCGCGCGGAGCTCGCGCAAACGGCCGCCGACGCGCGCCGCGACTATGAGCAGATGCGCGACTCTGGCGTGTTCACCGCTCAGGAGCTACAAGCGGCGTGGGAACGATGGTACGCCGCGGATCAGGCGACGCGTAGCAATTGGGCCGCTCAGTTCTCCGCGAGCCTGCAAACGATCGTCGGCGCGTTCACGAACCTCGCGCAGATCGCCGGCGGCGCTATGTCCAACGTCGCGCGCGGCGTCGGCACCGTGATCTCGGCGCTCGATCTCGGCGCGAAGGGCGTCGGCGAGATGAAAAAAGGGTTCGCCGCGTTCAAGGACGGAGGAGCGATCAGCGGGATCACGAGCATGGCCTCGGGGATCATGGGGATCGTGTCCGCGGCGATGGCGGCCGTTCAAGGGATCAAAGCGATCTGGAACGCGCTCGATCGAAACAAGGGGCGCGATCTCGTCGTCGATTTCGCCGACTCTCTCGGCGGGTTCGACGCGCTCCACGCGAAACTCCTCGCGCTCGGCGACGCCGGAGAGAAGCTCTGGATCAAGCTCACACAGGGCGTCGGGAAAAACGATCCGAAGGCCGCGCAGGCCGCGATCGACGAGGTAACGGCCGCCCTGGCCGCTCAGGAGTCGGCGCAAGGCGAGGCGACACAGGCGACGGAGGAGGGCGCGCAAGCGACGATCGAAACCGCGACACAGGCGTCCGCGGCGCTCGACGCGCTCGGCCCGAAGATCGACGAGAACAAGGCCGCCTGGGCGTCGTGGTCGGAGTCTGTTACGAGCGACGTGAACGCGCTCGCCGCGGCGCTCCGCTCGATCACGATGCCGACGCCAGGCGGATCGCCGGCGCCAGGGCTCCCGCCCGTCGAGGGTATGGCCGACGGCGGGTTCGGACGCGTCACGCGGCCGACGCTGTTCTACTCCGGCGGAGATGAGGACTACGCGTTCAGCGGCGAGGGCCGCTCGTTCGGCATGTCGGCGATCGCCTCGAGGCCGATCGAGATCACGAACGTTACGCAACTCGACGGGCGCACCGTCGCGCGCAATCAGGCGCGGCACCTGCCGAACGAGCTCGAGCGGGTCGGCGTGAGGAGTCGATAAGCCAATGGGAACACCTCGCGCGGGGAGTCTCGGCGTTCAATTGAACGGCGCCGATCCGAACCCGAACCCGAATCGCATGAATTCCGCGTACGCGTGGTATCAGGCCGATCCCGGCGCGCACGATCTATCGTCGCCGTCGGCCGGCCCTCCTCCGCCGGCGTCGACGCTCCTCGTCGGCGGCCCGTCCGATGGGCCGAACCTCCGCGAGTGGACACAGAGCGGCGCGCCGTTCGGATCCCTACAAACACAATTCCACGTCACGGCCGGATCGCTCCCGCCCGGGATCAAGCTCGTACAAAAAGAGGTCCGCGCGCCGCTCCCTGGCGGGTTCAATCCATGGCCCGTCGGAGTCTTGAACGAGTTCGGATGGGCCGGTGTTCCGACGGAGCTCGGCGTCTTCAATGTGACGATCGGCGCGTCGGGCGCGTTCGGCGGCGAGGCGTTCACGTGGACGATCGGCCTCGCGGCCGGCTGTCCGTTGATCGATATCACGCCGGAGGAGCTCGACGATCTCCTCGTCGGCGGTACCTATGCGGCGATCCCGTTCGCGGCCGCGAATGGTACCGGGCCGTACGTGTGGGACGTCGCCGACGGCGCGCTCCCCGACGGGCTCGCGCTCTCGAGCGGCGGCGTGCTCTCAGGCGAACCGACGACGCCGGGCGTCTACACGGTCGCGATCCGCGCGACGGATGCAAACGATTGCCCGGGGATACTCGAGCTCACGATTACCGTCGTCGATCCCGATCCGATCGTCGTCGGGCCGCCGACGCTCGAGGAGGGCACGCGGGGAACGATCTACCTCGCGGATCTCTCCGCGGAGGGCGGCGCCGGCGGGCCGTATACGTTCACCGTCGAGGACGGCGCGCTCCCGCCTGGCCTGGCGCTCACGAGCGCGGGGATCTTGCACGGACTCCTCACCTCCGCCGGCGCGTTCACGTTCACCGTTCGCGCGACAGATCTCCTCGAGCTATTCGGCGAGCGGGAGTACACGATCGCGATTGCCGGTATCCGGATCATGATCGGCGGCGTCGACGTCACGATCGAGATCGACGCGTGTGAAATCGAGCTCGGCCTGAATCGCCAGGCGACGGCGCGCCTCGCGATCGGCGACGAATACATACCGGCCCGCGGCGCCGCCGCTCTGATCTACGCGCGCGACGGCGTTACGCCGATCTTCGGCGGGCTCGTGCTCGCGCGCCGGATCGGCGGGATGGCCGACAACACTCCGGCGAACCGCGGCGACGTGGATCTCGTCGACTACTCGATTTATTTCGAGGACGCGGATCCGGTCACGATTGTCTCAACGGTTATCCAAGATCTCGAGGACGTGATCACGGCGATCGTTGATCAGGCCCTCGCGCCCTACGGGATCACCTATCCCGCGGCGCCGACGGGGATCACCGTTCCGCCGATCGAATGGACCGCGATCACGGTTCCCGACGCGTTCAAGCGGATCACGGATGCGACGGGGATCGTTTTCCGCGTGCTCCCGTTGAAAGAGCTCGACATATTCCGGCCGCTCGATCCGGCGGCGCCCGTGTCGATCACCGACGCGAACCTCAACGCGTTCGCGCTCTCCTGGGCGGATCCGCCGAACCTCCCGCGGAACACGGTCGATCTCCTGTGCGGCCCGACGGGGAACGGCGTCACGACGCAGCAATGGACCGCCGACGGGATCGAGACGTCCTGGGAAGTCGATATCCAGGCCGTGATCGGCGACTACTTTCCCGGCGCCAGGTCGCACGCGTTTCTCGGGCCGACGGGCGCGAGCAACTTCGCCGCCGGCGAAACCGTTACCCTCGGATCCTCGACCTACACGTTTCGCGCGTCGCTCGTCGGCGACGTCGCCGGCGAGGTGTTGATCGGCGCCGGTATCAACGCGAGCCTGGCGAACCTGGCCGCGGCGATCATCGGCGCCGGCGGCGGCGGGTACGCGCCCTCGACTCCTGTGAACGCCGACGCCGACGGGTACATGCGATACCCGGATCAATTGGCCGTGAACGCGCTCGCGATCGGCGTCGCCGGCGACGCGATCGCCGTCGCGACGTCGAGCGGCGCCGCGTTCTGGTACGGCGAGGGAACGATCCCGCTCTCGACGCTGCAACTCGGCGCGGATCCCGCCGGCGCCGCCGGATGGACGCAGGGCTACATCCTCGAGAACGGCGCGACGGCTCAGACGCTCGGCGCCGGCGCAACTTACGAATGGGACGTCACCGCGGGCCGCGGTACCGTGTCGCTCGGCACGGGCGCGACGCCGGCCGCGGGAACCCTCCTCGAGCTCGTGTATCTCGCCGTGTTCCCGTTCCACGCGCGCGTACCCGCGAGCCTCCCGCCTGGCACCGCGCCGATCACGTTCCGCGAGGATCACCCGGAGATCGTGAGCTACGCCGCCGGCGTCGCGCTCGCGACTCAGATCCTCGTACGCGAGAGCAGCAACGCGCGAGAGCTCGAGGTATTCACCGACGTCGACGGGTTCCTGCCAGGCCAGGAGCTCGAGGTCGATACGACGTACCGCGGCGGGCTCGTCGCCTCGTTCCTCGTCGCGACGGTTCGCGTACACCTCGTGAACGCGGAACTATGGGAGTACCGGCTCACGACGCAGGAATCAGACGAGTACGCCGGTTCGTACGTCGAGCAATGGAAGGCGCTCACGTCGGGCGAGGGCTCGAGCGCCTCGAGCACGCCGGGCACCCTCACGGCCGGCGGCCCGATCAACGCCGGCGATATCTACTCCGACGGGCGAACCTCGTTCCGCGCGAATCAATCGCTCGGCGGAAACAAGCTCACGTTCGTCGACGATCCCGACGACGATCAGGACGCCGCGACGAAGGGCTATGTCGACGCGTCGATTCCGCCTGGCGTGATCCTGGCCGACGGCTCCGTGCCGTTCGCGGCCGATCAATCCATGGGCGGCTTCACGCTGACCGACGTCCTCGATCCGGTGGATGCGCAGGACGCCGCCACGAAAGCCTATGTCGACCTGGCGGCCGGCGATGGGTCGCCGGTCACGGCCTCCGTCTATCGCGCCACTGATCAGACGCTCGCGCACAACACCGAGGCGGCGATCGCGTTCAGCAATGCCGCCTTCGACGACTTCTCGATGTGGAGCGGCGGCGCGCCGACGCGACTGACCGTGGTGCAGGACGGTGACTACGAGGTCATCGGTCAGATCACGCTCGGGACCGGGTTCGCTGGGCAGGCGCATGTCAGGCTCTACAAGAACGGCACGCTGGTCGCGGAAGGCACCGCCGCGGGCGGCGACCAGGCGAGCGGCGACGAGCGTCACGGCGTGACGTGGCTTGGCCGGCTGGTGGCCACGGATTACCTCGAGATGAAGGTGCTGCTGTTCAAAGCCAGCGCGAGCGGCACGTTCGACGTTGTTGGGGGCGCCGCCAAGACGTTTCTGCAGGCGGCGAAGGAATCCGCCGGTGCGGCGGCGGCGGCGGACATTGTGCTCACCGACGACTTTGCCTCGCGGCCTGCGGCCGGCGTTGAGGGGCGCCTCTTCCTGCCCGAAGACGGCTTCACGGTGGACCGGGACAACGCGTCCGTCTGGACGCCGTGGGGGCCGCTCTTTCCGTTCCATAAGCCAAGCGACACGGGCTTCAGCTGGGTCAACCAGGGCAGCGCCACCCTGACCGACAGCAAGAACGCGCTCACGCTCCGGGCGCCGCACACAGGGGCGACGGGTAACCTCGTGCTGCGGGTCAAGTCGAAGTCTGCGCCCTATACGATCACGGCCGCAATCCTGTTCAGCCCGAACGTCGTGAAGGAGTTCACGGGCGGCGGGATCGTGTTTCGGCAGTCGTCCGATGGAAAGCTGCACGCGCTGCAGCTTCAGGCGTCCGGCGCGGCGCTGAACATCTTCTCTGGGAAGTGGACGAACGCGACGACGTTCAGCGCGGCCTACGCGTCGACGACGATCCCGGTGCGCTTTGGCCCTATCGTGTTTCTCCGCATCGCCGACGACAACAGCGATCGTAAGGTGTCGTTTTCCTCGGACGGGCAGAACTGGGTCCTGCTGCACACGATCGGGCGCACGGACTTCTTGACGGCCGACCAGGTGGGGTTCTTCGTCAGCAGCGCCAACAACGCGGCCCCGAATCTTGATATTGTCGCCACGCTGCTCTCGTGGGAGGATGCGTAGATGATTGTCTACGACTCCCTGACGTACGCGGATCCGGCATGGGTCACGTCTCTTGCCGCGTCGAAGCTCGCGGGCCAAGTCGCGGCCACGACGGGCGGCACCGGGCTCGACACCTCTGGCAACACCGGTGTCGCGCAGGTGGCCGCTGGGACGTGGAGCGTGACGACGACGTTGCAGAACGCCGTGCAGGACAACATCACGCGGCTGGGCACGGTGACGACTGGCAGCTTCCCGGCGGCGAACCTCACGGGCACCACGCTCGCTGCGACCGTGGTGACGTCGAGCCTGACGACGGTCGGCGCGCTCGGGGCCGGATCGATTACGAGCGGGTTCGGGGCGATCGACATCGGGACGGATGCGTTCACGGGTGGGAATGCGAACCTGAGCGGCATCCTGACGGTGACGGGGTTCGGCACGCACACGATCAACTCGGCGGGCACGCCCGGCAATACCTTACAGGTGACGAACAGCACGGCTGGCACGGGGAACTTCGCCCGCATCTCACTCGGGAACGACAACGGCCAGCGCGGGTTCATCACGGTGCTGTCGTCCACGTTCACAAGCAGCACGTTCAACGTCGCGGACGGCCTGGCGATCATCGCGACCGGCACGGGCGGATCGTCGTTCGGCAGCAGCAACGCGGCAGGCACGACGCGGTTGTATGCGCTGAATAATAAGCAGGTTTCGCTCGGTGAAGTCACGACGCACAATATCGGCGGCGCTGGCAGCGGCTTCAACATTCTGCAATCCACGAACACCACGGCCGGGACGCTCAACGGGTCCGCGATCTCCTGCGTGACGGATGCCGGCGTGAATCGGTTTCGCATGGCGGCGTTCTCCACGACGTGGACGCCTGACGCGGTGAATTACGCAGACGGCTGCACCTTCGTGTCCGTTGGTGTCGGAGGCATATCGTTTGCCGCGACAGACTCCGGCGCCAATGGAAACGTCCGTATCTTGGCCCGTGGTTCCGCCGCGTCCAACCTCGTGGCGACGTTCGGCGCGAATCGTAACCAACTGATCGGCGCAGCGACGGCGCCTGGGTCCGGCACCGATGCGATTGTGTTCCCAGCCGGCACGGCGCTCGCGACGATGGCGACCGACACGGCTGGCCTACAGGGCAGCGCGGTAAGCGGCATCGTCAATCTGTTTAGCATCAACGAAAGCAACGAAGTCGGCCGTCTCACGCCGGGCGGTGTGTCTCTCCCGCGCGACTTCGCGCCGGGGTCGTTCACGGTGCAGGCGAATCGCTTCGTGCGGTTTCCCAGTTACCTCTCGCTCGGCGCGGGAGAGACGGCCACGCTGGAGAGCGGCGCCGAGTTGAGGATCGACTGATGGGATTGCTCAAGTCCACGACAGAAGCCACGCCGGCCACGCCGGCAGCCGGCATTGTCACCGGCTACTTCGATACGACCCTGAAGCGATTCGCCTCGATCGATGAGAGCGGCAAGATCACGAAATACCCGTACGTGCTCACGAACGGCAGCACCGCGGCCGTGTCGGGTGCCTACGCCTCCGATACCTACCTCGCCGGATCGAGCATCACCATCCCAACGGCGGGTGATTGGTCCGTCTCGCAGAGTTATTACTGCATGTTCGACATGGTCAAGACGGGCGCTGGCACCGCGCAATTCACCATCACCATCCGCATGGGCACGCTCGGGACCACAGGTGATGCCTCCGTGCTCGCGCTCGCGTTCGCGGTCGGCACGGGTGTCATTGATACCGGCGTCTTTGAAGTGTGGGCCGGGTTCCGCACGGTCGGGTCCGGCACGTCGGCGGTCCTGCAAGGCATGACTCGTTGCACGCATCATCTGGCGGCGACCGGCTTGATCACCACTGGCGCGAGCGGCACGGGGATCATCCTCGGCACGTCCTCCGGTTTCAATTCCACCACGCAGACGATCATCGGTCTATCGGTGAACGGCGGCGGTTCCTTCAGCGGCACGAACACGATCGTGCAGGCCCAGCTCGCCAAGTAGGAGAATCGCAGATGCCCAACACCGCGCGCACGCAAATCGCCCTGGCGGCCAGTCCGCACTTTCGCTCCAGACTCTCGGCCGCGCTCGCCAAGATCGCCTGGCAGATAATGGACGAAGCCGGCAGCGTCCAGAATCACACCGCCCGCATCGTCTTCGCCCGGCAGGTGCTCGCCAACGTCGACACCTACGCGGCGCAGATCGCCAGCCACATCGTGGAGCGCACGAACGTGCTGAGCGCCACTACGTCCTACGACTTCGAGCTCGGCGCGCTCGGTGCCGTCGTCACGGCGGCCACGGATGCCGCGCTGGAATCACAACTTGCGACCGATTGGGATCGGTTGTCCGGCGTCAACACGTAAACGAGGAGCACATGGCAACCATCAAGACCACCCTCGGCGCGCTCGTCGACGCGGAGCGCCATCTCGGCAAGGCGCTCGCGACGAAGTTCGATAAGTCCGGAGGCGAGAAGGTGCGCTACCACGCGGTGAAGTTGATGCGGCTCGTGGGCACCGAGCTGAAGCACTACCACGACGAGCGGAACGCCTTCATCGAAGAGCGCGGCACCGGTGAGCCGCGGATGATTTCGACGGAGGCGCCGGAGTTCGCCGAATACGTGGCGTTCGACCGGCGCCTGCGCGCGATTCCGGTGGAGATCTCGTGGGGGCCGCTGACCGAAACGATGCTGGCGCCCTATCCCGACGTCACCGGTGAGACGTGGGTCGGTCTCGGGCCGCTGTTCCTGCTCGACGAGGAAGCCGCAGAGGAGAGCGTTACGAAGTAATACAGGCCGGATCAAACGTTCGATTTCGCGTCGCTCCCGAACGCCGCGCGCGGCGACATTCTCAAGATCGCGTATCAGGGTTCGCCGGATATGGAGATCCTCCTGACGTTCTACCAGACCGCGAATTTCGGATTTACTCCGTTCGTCAAATTTCAAGGCGGCACGATCGGCCGCGTCTAGAGGAGCTCGCGCGCAATGTCTGAAATCATTCTCACGAACGAAGCGACGCCGGCGACACCGGGATCAGGAAAGATCGTCGTGTTCGCGAATAGCGGCGGGAAGCTCTCGCAGGTGAACGACGCCGGCGTCGTCGCTCCGCTCGTCGGAGGCGGCGCGTCCTACCAGGCGACGCCGGCGGATCCGACGGGCACGAACAATACAACCGGGCTCATGATGGGGCTCGCGGGCGCGATCACGCCGGCGACGACGGGCCGGATCGCGATCTCGATCTACGGCGACGTCCAGAACACGACGACGGCCGACGGCGCGAAGCTCGGGATCTACTACGGCACCGGATCGGCGCCGGCGAACGCCGCGGCGATCACGGGAACCTCCGTCGGCTCGATCCAGAATTTCCTCGCGGCCGCCAACAATCAGCGGGTTCCGTTTCACCTCACCGTAATCGTTACCGGGCTCGTGCTCGGCACCGCGTACTGGATCGATCTCATGCTCGGCGCCACCGTCGGCGGAACGGCCGCGGCGAAAAATATCACCGTCACCGCGTTTGAGTTCTGATCGGCGATCATAGGGAAGGGGTTCCGGACTGATGAGCATTGAGGACGCAGCAAAGATCGCGAACACGCTCGGCAGCGTCTCTTTCGCGACGCTCCTCGTTTTCGTGCTCGTCGGGAACAAGCTCCGGATCTGGCGATGGGGCCAGGATCTCGTCGAGCTCGAGGCCCGACACGCGGCCGCCCTGGCCGACTGCCAAGAGCGATGGGAGGCGGAATCGCGTTTGCAGAGCGAGCAGATCGTATTCTGGCGCGACGTCGCGCTCCGGAACACGGGGATCCTCGAAACCCAAACGGAGCAACTGATGCACGTCGCGACACAGGTCGGCGCCGTGAACCGGAAGCTCCTCGGCGCGAACGGCGGCAAGTGAGATGCTCCCGCGTCTCGTGCCTGGGTTCGCGTACTACCTCGAGGATATTCCGTCGAAGGTGTGGGACGTCGGGCACCCGCGGTACGGGAAACCGCGGGCGCTCGCCGGCCGTTACCTGGGCACGTTCAGCGGCCGGCGCGAGTGGCACGTATTCGAGATCTACGTCGGCGTCGAGGACGCCGGCGCGATCATTCTCAACCGGGCGGATTTGGAGTCAATGACGGTCAAACGATTGGTCGACGATCTATGAAGTTTTTCCGCCGGCTCGTCTCGAGGTGGAGCATGAACGACAAACACGACGCGTGCGAGGATCGTCGGAAGGTGTCGCCGGAGGGGCGCGATCAGTGGGAACAATTCCAGCGGGAGAAGCTCGAGATCGACGAGCGGCTCCGGCTCGTCGACATGCAGAGCAAGGTGATCTCTCACGTCACACAACCCGGCCGACGATGAGGATCCCGGCGATCTTTCTCGTCGTCGGCCTGGCGATGCTCCTCGCGGCGCGCGTTCTGAGACGGAGGCGGCGATGACGTTCGCCGCGGAGCTCGAGGCCGCGGCCGCGGCGGCCGGCCTCGATCCGAACCTCCTCGCCGCGCTCGTCGAGAAAGAATCCGCGAACGATCCGGCCGCGTGGAACCCGGAACCGCGGTACCGCTACTTTTGGAACGTGCGAACCGGCGCGCCGTTCCGGCCCGTGAGCGAGCTCGAGCTCCTCGCGAAGTTTCCCCCGAAGGATTTCCCCGCGCTCGCCGGCGACGCCGACAACGAATGGTGGGGCCAGCAAGCCTCGTGGGGGCTCACGCAAATTATGGGCGCCGTCGCTCGAGAGCACGGATACCGCGGGAAGTACCTCCCGGGCCTCGTCGCCGATCCCGCGGCGAACCTCGCGATCGGCGCCGTGCACCTGGCGGCGAACGTGAAGTGGGCCGCGCGCCTCTATCGCGGGCTCGAGGGCGGGCGCCAGGCGGCCGCGACGCGCGCCGGCCTCGCCGCGTACAATGGCGGCCGCGGCGGCAACGCGCCGACGGGCCCGCTCCGCTCCGCGGCGTACGCCGACGATGTTCTCGAGCGGTTCCGTACGTTTCGATCGCAACCGTAGAACACAGGAGGCGGCGATCATGCCGTTCATCGAACCGGAATCCGGCGACGTCGAGCACGGCGTCGGCGGAGGGAACGCGTCGATCAACAATCAGGCATTCTCGAGCGGCGGCGCCGGCGGATGGATCGATCGCGATCGGGCGGCGTTCGCGAACGGCGCCGACGGCTGGATCGTCTCGAGCTACGACAAGATCACCGGCACGATCCGCCGCGTCGATTTCGGCGCCGGCGTCGTGACACCGGCGAACACCGCATACGCCGGCGGCGGGCACGTCGCCGCCTGGCTCGGATCGAAGGGCGCCGATCGCGGGCTCTACTCGACGATCGGGCTCCGCGCTCCGGACGCCGGCCTCCTGGGCGTCGGGCCCGACGGCGCGCTCGCCTACAAACCCGCGTACCAGTCAAACGGGCCGACGATCGTCCGCGAGGTCGACGGCCAGGAGTGGACGCTGACGCCAGGGCACGCGGGCGCCTTGCAACTCCTGGGCGGCCGCCGCGCGATCTGGATGGAGGGGTTCGCCGTCCGCGTCGCGAACCTGCCGACGCCGGAGTACCACGCCGACGGCGGGATCTGGAAAGCCCAGGCCGCGTTCGTCGGCGGGCAATGGTGGATCTGCTACTACTCCGGATCGAAGGGGATCGTGTTGCATCCGTTCGCCTCGAGCGCGCGCGTGTTCTCGATCCTGCCGACGGGCGACGGCTGGCACGCGATCGCGCCGATGGGCCCGAACCTCCTCCGGATCGTGATCGCCGCGCACGAGGGCGAGCAGCAGGGCGATCTGTGGGGATACGATCTCGACGTGCTCACGGGCGCCGCGACGCCGCTCCCGTTCTGGCCTGGCGGCGCGCCTCGAGTCTTTCCGTTCGTCGAGCTCGAGACGATCAACCCGCCGGCGCTCCCGCGGCCGACGTTCCGGTTCGTGCATCCGGTCAGCGTGTACCCGTTCAAGGCGGAGGGCTCCGGCCGGCCCGACGTGTTCACCCTGGGCACCTATAGCGAGGCCGCGACGCCGCCGGCGCCGCTCCCGAAGGCGCGCCTGGTGCTCGCGCACGACTCGCCGGCCGACTGGACGATCCCGGCCGGCGATCTCCGTTCGTTCGATCTCGTTCTGTGGGAGCTCTATCGCGTCGCCGGCGAACCGCTCGAGGCGTCGGCCGCACGATGGGACCGCCAGGCGCGATCGAACCTGGCGCAATGGCCGTGCGATTGCGGCGTGATCCCGATGTTCTATAACCAGTTCAACCCGGCGACGGGCGCCTGGCTTTGGACCGATCGCGAGGTGCTCGAGGCGCTCGAGTACCTCGATCAGATCGTGAACCTCGATCGCCGGATCAAAGTGATCGCGCCGTTCTCGTTCGATCGCGCGAACGGGATCAAACCGAATCCGAACCTCCGCCGCTCGTTCGACGATCTCGTCGCCGCGGCCGCGCTCGCCGGCGGCGCGACGCTCACGCCGGTACCGACGCCGCCGATCGATCCGCCGATCGATCCGCCGCACCCTCCGACACCGTTCCGCAAACACACGAAAGGATCAGCAATGGAAATCGACGGAAAGATCGTACAACTCCGCGGCGCCGGCGGCCGACTCGTGGCGCCCGACGCGCCGAACACGGGCACCTGGGGAGGGCTCAACAAAGGATGGCGCGGCGTTCGCTACGTCGGCGACGGCGACGGCGCCGCCAGGATGCGCGCGCGGAAACTCTCGAGCGGCCGCTATACGTTCACGAGCGAGGGAACGAACGGCCTCGCCGGCGCCGACGGCGGGCAGTACTCGCCGGCGCTCGACAAGCAGGGATACTTCAAACCCGACGGCGACACCGACGCCGGCGAGCTCGAGCAGTGGCGCGTGTACGACGGAAACGAGAACGGCGCGATCGAGGCGCAGATCGAGCAGACGACGGATCAGAATCACCCGGCCGGCGCGGGCCGAAAGTTTTTCGTGTTCCCGCTCACTGTGGAGATCGTCTCGTGAGAACGCACCGGAAGATCTCCGGCGGCGCCTCGAGCGGATCGCGCGCCGGCGTTCCCCGTGCGAGCGGCCGCGCGATCGTCGACGACGGCGGCGAGTGGTTTCCGCTCGGCCTGACGTTCATGTGGTCCCTACAGGGCGCGCGGAACGAACCCGAACGCTACCGCGCGAACCTCGAGTGGGCCGCGGCTCACGGGTTCGATTTCAAGCGGCCTCTGTACGAGGTCGCCTGGGCGCCGCCGCTCGAGATCAATCCGGCGACGTTCCCCGATCACCTGGGCGCGATCGCGCGCGATCTCGAGCTCTCCGCGTCGCTCGGACTCCGCAGCGGGATCACCCTGAGCGGGAAGGGCACCGGGTACGATCTCCGGCGCCTGGCGCGCGACGTCGGCGGCGTGATCGCCGCGGGCCGCGGGTCCGCGGTTCTGATCGTCGAGATGCAGAACGAGTACAGCAACGGCGGCGATCCGCTCTCGACGCTCGAGGACATGGCGCGCGAGATCGATCCGTTGATCCCGAACCTAATCGGGTTCTCGACGCCGGCAAACGAAACGGAGGTCGAGGAGATCAAGGCGGCCGCTCGCCGCGTCGCCGCGAAGATCTTCATCCGGCATACCGAACGCAATCCGGCCGATCACGGATGGCGCGACGTTCGCCAGGCGTGGGATTTCCACAACGACGGCGGGTTCGTCGGCGCCGATTGGGAGGGGCCCGGCCCGGGCTCGAGCGGATCTGTTCTCGTCGATCCGCTCCGGCTCGCCATGAAGCGCGCGCTCTCGATCTTGTGCGGCGCGCCGATCTTCACACTCCACACGGGAACCGGCGTATACGGCGACGGGCGGCCCTCCTCGAGCGGGGCGCCGCGGCCGCCGAATTTTTGGGAGATCGACAACATCGATCGGATCGTCGAGGCCGTTCGCGGCGTCGCGGCGCTCCTCCCGGCCGGCCTCCCGAATTGGCAGCAAGCGAACACGCAATGGCAGGCGCCGAACCCCGTCGCGCCGTTCCAACCGCACAACCATTGGGAGGGCGACACGGGCGACGGCGTAAACAAGGCATACAGCGCGCTCGCCGGCGACGGCCGCGTGATCCAAATGCCGACGGGCGTCCGCGGCCGCGTGCGGCTCAAGGCGTCGTACCCGCTCACCGGCGTTACCGTGTTCGATCCGCTCACCGCGGCGCCGCTCCCTGATTTCACCGATCGGAGCTACGGCGCCGGCGAGGTGCTCGAGCTCCCCGGCGGCGATCTCGAGGCCAACGTCGCGTACATCATTCACGGCCGGCGGAGCTAACGATGGCCAGGCGGATCACGGCGACGCCGGAACGGCTCGATCAACTCGTTCGCGTGCTCTACGGCGCGTTCCGCGGCGGGCCGACACACGGGGATACGCTCGTGTACGACGCGGCCCGCCGCACGTTCATGCCGGCGCGCCTCGCGAACCCCGGCGGCGCGGGCGGCGACGGGCCGCCAGGGCCGCCAGGGCCGCCAGGGCCGGCCGGCGACGAGGGCGACGACGGCGAGGCCGGCGCCGCCGGCAACGCCGGCCTGACGGGCCCGCCAGGGCCGCCAGGGGCGCCAGGAGGGGCGGGCGCCGCCGGCGCGGCCGGAGCTCAGGGCCCGAAGGGCGACACGGGCGC